TTGCTTTCCACGCATTCGGAACAATAATTTTATCGCCCGATTTCTGCAATTCAGAAAAAGGTGGTGCTGTAATTTCAAAATCATCAAAACGCCCCATATCAACAAAACCTTTTACTTGGTTTGTCAAAATTAAAAGTATTGCTTGGTAAGTTGTATTATTTTTAAACTTATTCATTTGTGTAATAAAATTAGCAGTTTTTACTTTGCACATATAAGTTATATAATTTCTAACCCAATTTGCTCCAACGGACTCGCCCTGCAAAGTTAAAGAACCTTCTGTTACAACGTTTGAAGTCCCGTCCCCAACGGAAGTGTTATAACCAATTTTCTGCTCATCTAGTATAGAAATCTCTAATGCAGAAAGATTCTGAATATCTCCGTCCTCGTCTGCTTCGCCACTTGGAGAAATTGTATTAAATGCAACCATATCTACACTATTCCCCACAGGAGTTTCTGTTGCGTTTGCAGATGACAGAGTTTTTCCTAGTTGAGCAAGTGCAGGATTTATCGTTGAATCGGAATTAAAAATTACTCGTGCATTTGATTTAATGATATTTAATCGTTCAATTAAAGCCGATGTTTTTTTCAATACATTTCTATCACTTGTCCCAATCCAAAGGTCTGAATAAAGGCTGTCTGCAACACAAAGGTCTGAAAGTGCAAATTGTAAATCATTGTATTTTTCGCTTTCTGTTATTCCGAATTTAAAATAAGCGAACATCTTAAATTTTTCGTAAACAACAGAGAGGGTGTTTTCTGCTTCCTCTCCGTCATCATAAACAGCCACACCCACTGTAACTGTTGTTGCAGATTTAAAAAAAGGAACAAGACTATTTTTTAACAAACCGCCTGTTAAAGTTCCGTAATTATCAGATTTCAACTCGTAAAGTTTACCAGCTTCGACTCCGTCAATTCCTGCTAAATAAATCGCCCCTTGTGAAATAGGAATAAAAATCATTGCACGAGAATAATTTTCACCTGCTAAAGGCTCTATTACTACTTCAATCGGAAATTGAACATTTTTTTGTGCAATACTTCCTTTGAAATTATCCATTTTTTTATCCTCCTATATTTATAGTTCTTAATTCGTTTCTAAAACACTAAACCACAAAACTTGAAAATCAACATTCCACGCAAGAACTGTATTATTTCCTTCCTGCGAAAAAACGCTTGATATTGCTTCGCTTCCTGCATACATAACAGAACCTTGAACAGATTGAAATGCCTTTTTGACATCATCTCTTAAAGTCCAATTAGAAATGCTTTGAGCGATTTCTTCACTTTGCGTTCCTACAAACTGAAGTTCTATAGTTGCGATTTTTTCAACGCAAACACAATTTTTATTTTTCACTTTGCAGAAAAAAGGCGAAGTCCTCGCTCTATTGCTTTTTATTTGGTATGCACACCAAGTCGAAGGTTTACCGTTTTTCATTTCCTGCGGATTATACCAATTCCCTTGTTTTGGAATTACAAATCGCTCATCAACTGAAAGAATTTGAGCCAAGATTCCACGAAGCGTTTTCTGATTCAGTTCCATTATTACCGACCACCTTTTCCATTGAATAACGATAAAAACCGCCTTCAAAACTCCAATTATTAGAAGAATTGAATCTATAAACGATTTCTTCAATTTTTGTAAAAAATTCGTTTAATTCTGATTCTTTGCTCCAAAACTCTAAGCCACTTGATTCAACAAGATTTCCGTTAGAATCTCTTAATTGTTCACCTCTTGAATGTTGATATATTCCAATAACTTTTTTTTCGCTTCCTGCTATATTTTCCCAACCGCCATTTATCAATGCTTTCATTTTGAAGACAGTAATAGTTCTTAGCTGTTCGGGAAATGCGAGAAGTGTATCACCATAAATTCCACTCATCATTTTTCCTTAATTAAAAAAGTCAAAGAATTAAGCATTTCGCTTGTATCAATCAAAGGACGGTCTGAACCTTTATTTTCGATTGTCATTTCTGCATTAGGAACGCTATTTTTATAATAGTCGCCCCGCACGAACTCTTGAACTATTCCGACAGCCATTGTTCCCACTTTGTTAAAATTTGCTTGACCGTTTGATTTTAGTTTTTCGGTTTGATTTTTTAACTCTTTTTCTAATTCGATTTTTTTTGCAGAAATACTTTCTTCAAGAAAAGGTCTTGCAGGTATTTTGTCCGCTCCGTAATGAAGGCGTTTTGCAAGTTCGCTAACTTCTTCGGCAGGGCTTGAGCCGTCATTACTTCCAATATGAGTTTTACCACTAGGAAACCCGACCAAAATTTTAACAGCACTTTTGCTCATAAAATCTTGGATTTTTTGGGTGTTTACTGTATTTCTCATATTTGCAGAAAGATTAAGCATAAATTCCCCACCTTTCGGGAGCGGACTGAATCATCATTAACGCTTTTTGTCCGAACAGGTTAGAGTTCAATTGTTTCAGTCCTTCTTGTGCTTCCATATCCGAAAAACTCAAAGAAGTCCCACCGATACTTTTTGAACTAACAGCCATTCCACCGTTCCCAATCGCTCCTGTTAAACTCGTTGGGTTTGTATCTGCCAAATACCAAGCAACAAGAAGATTAGTGCATAGTTTTCTTTTTGCTGTGCGGATTTCTTCGTTGAGAACTCCCCACAGCGTTTGCACTCCCGAAAAAAGCACGATGACTTCTTGATATGCAATGTTTATTTCGTCATCGCTAAGACTTGGAAAATTAGTGGCAAATAAGAAGTCGTGTCGTGTCATTTTCTGCTCCTTTTATTTTGATGATTTAGATTTTTTAGATTTAGAATCTGTTTCATTAGAATCTAAGTCTTTTGTACCTGCAGAAGTGTCGGCTTCAACTATTATTGAATCAATGGATTCACTGTTTAGCTTTGCCTCGTATTCTGCCAACTTTTGTTTTAACTCTTCGTTTTCTGTTTTAAGATTTGTCGCCTCGGCTCTTGCTTCGTTTACCAAAACAGAAGCAGGACGATAACTTTCGGGAATCTTATTCAAAACACGATATTTTTTCTGATTTAAAAGTCGTCTAAACAATGGCTCGGAATTTTGCAATTTTTCAAATTCCTCGTCTGTCAATTCAACAATATTTCTAAGGTCGCCGTCTGCATTTCTCGAAGGAATACCTTTCCCAATGCTAGAATAAACAACAGCGTAATTATAAAAACTTTGAATATATTTCATTTCTGCCAACCTTATTCGTTATTAACACCGAAGCCCGAATAAACTTTAACAGCCTTTTCAACAGGTGCGAAAATTCCCGAGAATCTTCTAAGTGTTGCGTGTTGCTGGTCAAAACTATTCGGATAAACAGGATATGTGTAGTTTTCGAGTGGAATACCCAAAAGCAAAATATCTTGTTGTTCGTCTTGTGGACCCGCTCCGACTTCGGGTGCTGTGATAACAAGGCGGTCGCTTCCTGTTGAGTTGAACTCTGTGTTTGCAGAAAGAAGTGGGTCGGAATAGAACTCGATTCTTGGTTTTGAACCGCTCTTTGTAACACCTGCCTCAAAGTTTTCTGCAAAAATTGAAAGTGTAGATTTTGGATTGTAAATGTCAGAGTAAGGCGTTGAAGTCAACAAGTTGTATGCTTGTGGCGACATTGCAACACGAACGATGTCAAACTTGTTATATGACGCTCCCATAAAATCTGTAATGGCTTTCGATAGTTGTGCATACATTGTCGAGCCACGATTTTGATTACTTGTATTATTGGCAATTACAGAAAGAGGGTCGCCACTCCAAGTTGTAACACCGTTTACATCAAACAAGCCGACTGTTCCTGTTGATTCGTTTCCGTAATATGTCAAATAGTCTGTAATCATATCGAGTACATAATTTGCATATCTTTGTTTCTCTGCCATTAAAGACCCTGCAAATGGTGAACCGTTTGAGCCTTCCGCTCTTTGCATTTCCTCGACTGTGAAATTGAAGAAAATCTTGATGTTGATGATTGAATTAACCATCATTCCACCTTGAACATTCACATTCTTTTTAAGGTTTGCTCCGACTGTACCTGCAGAATCAATCTGTCCCCAACCCGAATATCCAGCGAGTTGCAATGCTTGAGTTTCTCCCCAAGGGTTTGTTCCTGTCTTGCGTTTTACCAAATCACGAGCGTGTGAATAAAGTAATGGTTGGCGATAAATCTCTGGAAAGAACGAAGCGTTCCAAGGCGAGATTGTCTGCATACCAATTAACTCACCACTATCACCTGTGTATTTTGATTTAATACCACTACGAGAAACGACAACATCATATTTGCCTGTTTGTGCGTTATATGTAGGTCGCATATTTACACTAGCAGGGTTTTTCTTATACATTGCCTCGATTGTTGGATTCATTCCTTTAAGGTTGCCGAGCATTGCAGAATCTCCAACATAAAGAGGATTGTTTACAGCCGAAGCAGGAACACCAAAAGCAGGGTCGGAAGCCAACCCGATTGACAATGTTGCGTCATCGAGAAGTGTTTTTGCTTTGCTGTTTCCGTTTACAAGAGCGTTGATATGTTTTGAAAGCCCTTTCAATTCTTTTGAACAGTTTATAATCATTTAATTCTCCTATATTCCAAAACGACTAATTCAAATAAATTAAAACACCTTTTTCTTCGTCAATATCACGAATAGAAGCGTTTGTGATTTCCGTTCCTGCAGAAAAATTTATAACGCCTGTTTCTGCGTTAAAGTAAACTTTTGAACTCAAATTAACTTCGCCTTCGTAACTTTCAAGCCAAAAAAAGCCGTGGCTCAAAACTGCACAAGGGAAACCTTTAAGATATTCGTTAGGGTGTGCAGGTGCGTTTTGTGAAATTGCGTCATCAAAAACCGAAACACCTCTAAAAACTTTGTCGCCACTATTTCCTAAATTGAAAATTTTAGAATCGCTATCGGAACAAACCGCACAACCGAACGGAATGTTATCACCTGCAATTCCACCGAGTTTTAAGTAACCTTCCTGCAAAGGAACAACTTGAGCATTGAGTTTTAATTGACCTTTGAACCCAATGTCTAACTTCATATTAGAATCAATCATCTTTCACCTCTCTTGATTTTTTCAAACATTTCATAAAGTCCGCCACGGTGAGCGTTATCTTTTGTCATTTTAATTGCGATTCTTGGAGCGTGGTCTTGTGCGATTTCCTCCGCTGTTTTTTCTTCGTCATCATCTTCAACGACATCTTCGCCTTCGACTTCCTCGTCTTCGTCTTTTGTTTCGTCAGATTCTTCACAAGCCTCGTCTTCTGCAGGTGCGTCCGAATCTTCCGCCATTCGCTTTTTAATGAATTGATAAATTTCCTCTAACGAATAGTTAGGGTTTGGGTCGTCATCTTCTGTTTCAGAATCTTTTTCTTCTGCAGGTGCGTCCTCGTCCTCTGTTTCATCTTCCTCTTTTGCTTCAGATACAACTTCGTCTGTATCTTGTCCCACATTTTCGGGTGTATCCTGCATAGCGGAAGTATCAAGTTTTTCAAACAAATCAGCGACTTGTTTTGACGCTTCTTTTGCGACATTTGAATCCTGCTCTTTGACATTTGCAAAGTCGTCAAGGAATCTTTCAAGTTGTGCTTTATCGTCACCGTCTGGAAGGTCTGCAATCATTGATTTCAATTCTTCGATTTTGCTTTTTAATTCTTCATCACTGATAGAATCTTTTTGTTCAACGATTGCGTTCAACTTTTCACGGAACGCTCCCATATCGTTGTCGTGTGTAAGTTGTAACTTTTTTCTAGCAGAACGAAACAAGCCTGTTAAAAATTTTGTTTTCATTTTATGCTCCTTACTTTTATAGTTCTTTTTGTTTTTTATTTGAAATTAAATCAAAAATATTTTGTTGTTTATCGTTTACGATTGTTTGATTGTTTTTTATGAAATCAAATATTGTCTTTCTGCTATCTAATACAACAGCGTCCGAACCGCCACGACCTGCAGGTAATAAAGCCAAATGATTAACTTCTTTAATTTCCTTCATAACAATATCGAATGACTCTCCGTTTGGTGCTGTTCCGTTCTGCCATTCAAATTTCGCAATATAACCTGGTGATAATTGAATCTCGCCTCGTTCATAAGCGTTCAATACTTCGCTGTCATATAGCAGGGCAGTCGAACGAATACCAACTTCGTCTTTTTCCTGCAGGTAATCAATAAAAGGATTTTCACCTGTATAACCAACCGCTAATTTTCTAAAATTTTGTTCGTCTACGGGTTCGCTTGGGTGGTGATGTGTCAAAGGGAGCATTTTGAATTTATCGACCGCTCCTGCGAGTACAGTTGCGGGGCGATAAACTTTGTAAATGCGTTTTTTTTCAACATAATCGGGAGCGTCTGCAAGTGAAAGTTGAAGGCTTGGTAATTCTTCCAATGCGTAGTCATATATCCCACTAATTGCAATTCTTATATTTTTTAGTTCTGCCATAATTACCTCAAACGAAAATTTGCATAAGTCCCAACGCCAAAGCCTAAAATAAAAACACCTGTAGAAAGAAAAATTTTATTCTTCAATTCGTTGCTTTTTGATTTCTTCAATGATTCGTTGGCTTTCTGTAATTGACTGTTCAATTCTTCTATTTGTGCATTCGATTCGTTCAGTTGATTCTTGAGCGTTTTTAATTCCTGCGTTTGCAGATTCAGCAAGTTTTTTTGCTCGTTCAAGTTCTGCTCTAACATCATCATTTGCTCGTTTGTTAGATAAAATTTTTGACAGTACGAAGGAAATAATAAGCAGGATTGGAGCAAACAGAAAAATAATGTCGAAGTTTTCATTCATAAATCCTTAAACTCCAAAACGAATCTCTTTGATTTTATCAAGCCAAATCGACATATATGTTGGCGACCAAACCGCAACAATAGAGATTCCCGAATAAATAATGTCGGTTTCTGCAATATCAAAAACTTTCAAAGCCTTCAAAATTGTAAGCCCCGCAATCCAAACAGAAGAAAAAATCATTGCAATTTTTGAATAAATCTTTGCTCCTGCTTTTTTTTCCTGCAACTGTTCATTTTCTAATTTTTGACCACTTTCCATTTTTTCCATTTTTATCCTCGCTTTGTAATAATTCTTGCTGTTTCGGGGCGTCCTTTGTTTACGCTGTTTGAGTTCAAAAGTGGATTAAAAACGATTTTTCCATTTTCAACGACAACCCAATGAGGAGTAAACCCGACAGCATAATAACGAACTGGCGTTGGTGTTTTTATATCTTCAATCGAACTAATTGCTTTTTTCTCGACATTGTAATTATTGCCGTCATAAAATTTCAAAAGGTCATAGGCACTTTTTACAGTCCCGTCATAGTCCAATAAGTTTTTTTCTAATGCCTCTAAACAAATCTTTGTTGCTTCAAAATCGTCCTTGACCTTGCGTTCTGAACAATACAAATAGCAAAGAGCCAAACAAACTCCTTTATAAAATTTTTCTGCATACGATTGTGGATATTTCAAATTGAACCTCCTTGTAATCCCACTCTTGCAAGTAACATTGAGATTGCTATTCCGATAACAACTTTTAGAAAATTATCCGTAACTGTTGCCCACCTTCCAGCCTTGTCTTTTAACGGACGTTCCTCTAACTCTCTGATTCTTGAATCGTGAGCATTAACAGCATTGATAAATTCCCTTGTTTTAAGTTTTAGTTCCTCGATGTCCCGATTTTGCATTTTATTTTCAAGAAGAACATCTTTTAATTCCGAGAGGGTTTTTTCGATACTATTTAATCGAAATTCGATAGTTTTCTGTTCTAGTTCCATAACTGCCTCCTCGTATTTATAGTTCTTTTTAATCGTCAAGGTATTCGACAGGAACTAACCCGCAACGACAGTTATAATCATTTATTTCTTTAGGAAGGTCGTTCACATTGAAAATTCGACCGTTAAGCAATCTATGAGATTCTCTAACACGAGCGTCCCTGCAGGAACACCATTTAACAGTTTTAACACCTGCAGAAACAAATGTTGCTAATGTTTGAGCCTTGTTGAATCGTTGCATTTGGTCACGAGCGAAAAATCTCGCTCCTCGTTCTGCAGTTCCATTTAATGCTTTTACAATCGACATAACATTTAGAGTGTCGCTTTTTCCCTGCACATAATCAGTTAATTCAATAAGAAACGCCATTTTCAAAAAATCAACTTCGCCATTGATTCTTTTTAAAGAATCGTCAATGTAGAGTTTTTTTAATGCTTCGATGTTGTTTTGGTATACCTGCTTTTTATCAATAGAAAATGAAGTTAAAATTTCTGACATTTTAGGACTAGCGTCTGCAGAAAATTTTTCTAAAAAATCAGACGCTCCTTCATCAAATGAAGTACCTAAAAATTCGGGAATGGCTTTATTTATTATTTCGTAAATTTGAGCGTCTTCCCACATTGTTTCCCCGTTAAATATTGCTTGAATACTATTTAAGGAATTTTGAACAGCGGAACGGTTAGCAGGTAAATTGTGGACTCCTTTGGAATCTTCATTTTCTGCTTCGCTTAGTGTTTTTGAAAGTTCATCAGAACCGTCTGTTACAATTTGACCGTTTTTGAACATTGCGTTTGAATTAACGGCTTGTTTTACAAACTCCACAGCAATTTTTGAAATTATTTTTTTATAAAAAAATTCCAATTTTCGAGTGATTTTATCTTCTAATCTAAAAGGCGGACGTGGTATTCCTAAGCGTTGCATTCGCAAGAATCCTTTTTTCGTTCCTTTTGAATAAACATAACCGCTATGTTTTGTTTCATTTTCCATATTTGAGCCATTCGTAAGTTGTATTCAAAACAGGAGCGATTTTCTGTAACTCTTCGTCTGTTGGCGATGAAGTCGGAACACCTGTCATCCAGCTAGAAACTTTTATTCCTGCTTGTTCTGCTATCTCGTCCCAAGTAAGATTTGTTTTCTTTTTACATTGTAAAATCCGTTTGTAAACTTTTGTCATTTGCTAATCTCCATAATTTAATGTGTAATTAAAACCAAATTCATTTATTAAAAAATCTAAATCATTTTTATCTAATAAAAACCATTCATTTTTAACGCATTTATTTTTAAAGAAAATGTGCAAAAATTTTTCTAAATACAAAGGATTTTTAACTTTTGTATGTGCAAATATTTCTAAATAAATATTCCCTGTTTTTAATGTTCGCTCTCTTTGAGTTAAACAATTCGTTTTCCCAATTTTGAATAAATCATTTTTATCGTTTGTTCGTGCTAAATATACGAACCCAAAATTGTCATTAGATTCTTCATTTTCTGAATTGTAATAGTTTTCATATTTACAATTTTTATATTTAGAATCTAAAAAAGGTTTGTCATAAATTATTGCTCTGTAGGTTGTTAATAAATTTTCAATACTTAAAACTAAATGTGTTAGAATGCTATTTTTTTCGTCTTTATGATTTAAAGTATAGGTAACCAATTCTTCACACATAAATCCGTCAGGAATACCATTTAATATTTCAGACGGAATTTTTGTTAAATTTGGTAAAAATACTTCTTTTTCGTTTGATGTTCCGAGTTGTTCCGCAACCTGCTTTGTAGTCATTAAATTTTCTATTGCTTTCATAAAACTATAGTTCTTTTTATGCAGGGATAAAAAAAACGCCCTGCAGGTGCAAGGCGTTCCGTTTAGCAGTTATGTGTTTTATTTATTTAATACAATTTCAAAAAGTTTTTTAAGCCCTTTTTTGTCATCTCCCCAAAAATCTGTTATTACATTTTCATTTTGAAGTACATAAATTCTACCGTCACAATTTTTTACTTTGTACCCATTTGCTTTAATTTTAGCAAATCTTACATTTGCTTTTGCAAATTTTTTTAATTTTCTTTTTGTCATTCTTTACTCCTCGGAACGCTTCCCGTTCCCTATGCTTATTGTCTTAAGGTAACAACTATTAACACTCAAGGAGTTTCTGCAGAAACTTTTATTATTTCATTGAATTGTCATTTTCTGTTTTTTCCTGCTGTGGAAATAAGCCGTTGATTTGATTCATTAAATCTTCATCGTAACCTTGACCGTCATCATTCTCGCCACCTAGTTTCCCCATAATTTGTGGCGATAGTTCTGCACTTGGAACGAATGAATGAGCAACTTCGACAGCCGTATCAACAGGAACGCCAAGCGAAACCATTGTTCCTGTTATACCTGCAAACGCTTGTCCGAGTTGTGATTTTTCCAAATCTGAAAGGATAGTTGCGTTGTCGGGTGCAATTTTAACATTCCGAGCAAATTTTGCTTGTTCGCTGTTTTTCCCGAAGCAGGAATAAACCAACAATTCAATACAATTTTTAAATGCAGGTGCGACATTGTTAAATAAAATTCGGATTGCTTCGGACTGTTTTAAGGCGATGTCGTCTTTGTTATCTGTTGCCAAGCCTGTGGATTTTTCGGCAAACAATACGCTTTCGGGAACTGATGAAGATGAGCAGAGGGCAAGTCGGGCTTCTGAAATCAACGGTTGAAAGCCTCCGTAACTTCGCTCAAGAATTTTAATCTCTCCAACGCTGTTAATTGCTTTCGGGTGCAACATTGACCACCCACGCATTTCGTCTTCATTTTGTTTGAAGAATTTTTTTGCGTATTCCGTGCCGTTTTCAATGATTAAACCGTCTGCAGGGAACGAGTGATACATTAAAGACATTTGTTGAGCCATAATCGGAAGCGACATTTTCATAATTTCGTAAGATTCATAATCCTTTATCCAACCTTCAAAATCTGAAGTAGACCAACCCATTTGTTGAATCGCTCCCCAAAATGGCAACTTGCGAGGTCGAACCATTGCACAACGCTTAGTGTTTAATCTATAACCACCAAGCGGAATAAAAACAGTCCGTGCATACAAATAATCTTGAGCCGTGATGTTGTAGTCGGGAACAAACACGACATTCCAGCGGTCTACATTTATCCAATATTGAATGAAGTCTTTTTCGGGCAATGTTTCAAGAAGTTTTTTCGGGTTTTCCTGCATAGAAAAAGGCGTGTCGTTTTTGAAAACAGGATAAACCATTGAACCACCAAAAATCAAAGAATCTGTAACGCCTTGTCTGAACGCTTCCGTAAATCCGATTTTATCAGCGTATTCTTCAAGAGTTGCCAAATCATCGCTCGACATATTAGAACATTGAAATTTCAAGCCCTGCAACAAAAGACAACCAGCCTTTTTGTCGATGATTCGAGCAGGAACGCCACCGTTCGCATAATAAGAAGTCGCCTCTGTTGGTGTGATAGAAACAGGAATAAACGATTCCGTTTTCATTGCGGGGTCGATATATGTTCCAATTCCGCTGACCTCGTTGTAATAACCGTCCTGCACAATTCCTTTATTTTCACGGAGTTTTTTTTCTGCAATCTGCTCATCAATGAAATTTTTAACACGCTCATCGACTTTCAATAAAAGATTGTTTTTCATTTCGGACGCTGTTTGAATGTTTCCGTTTTCTGCCAAACTATCACGGACTACTTCATACATAGAATCTCGAATCATTCCGAGTTCTGCAGAATCTAGCGTCAATGATTCTTTTCCGTCCTGCACTAAATCGCTTTCGTGTTCTGCCAAGATTTCAAATATTTTTTTGTGGTGTTCGTTTGTTTCAGTTTGTGTTAATTCTGTAAAAGTTGCCATAAAGTTAAAATTCCTCTAACTCTATAGTTCTTTTATTGATTTTTAATCAAACTGAATATAATATTTATATATAAGAAACATTCGATTTTCAGAATATCGTTGGGAATTAGTCCCAGCCAGAAGTGTCTGATTTATCGAATGTTTTTTATTTGTCCTTTGCAAAAACAGTATTAACAGCGTTCACCTCAAGATTCCTTCCTGCATTTTTAACAGTTACACCAACAAGAATATTTTTGCCGTTATGTTTCAAATCAAGATAAAGATTAAATGAGTCTTTTTTGTTTTCATAAGGAACTACAGCAACAGGTTTTGTTATTTTTTCACACACCTGCTTCCACTCGTCTGCCGAAAGGTTGTGGTCTGAATCCTTGTTTTTATGATGACTTATTACACCATATTTGATAGTGAATGAATCGCCTCGAAGTCCTTTGTCTTTCAATTCTTGTGGTGTATCAGCAATTTTGAAATATGAACGCTGAAATTTTTGTTTATCCTCTTCGGTTGCGTTCAGAATTTCATCTATTGATTCTGATAAAAGTTTTAATTCGTTTTTCTTCGGCTCTCGCCATTCGCCTTCAGCGACTTTTTCAAGTCCTGTTTTTTCTGAAATATCGCCAACTTTGTATTTTTCTCCGTCCTGCACAAACCCATACTTTTTCAAACTATAGAACATTGATTGAATTGTCATATACACCTCATTTCTATAGTTCTTTTCCTGCATAACCGTTTTTCTTTATTTCCTCTCGTGATAATTCTTTCAGTTCCATAAAATCCGAATCGGAGCGGACTAAACGATAAATGACATATTCCAAGGCGTCGCAAATGTGGTCGGGCGATGTTTCTCCCGAACCTTTTTCGGGAACACCTGCGTCATTGAATTGTCGTGTTTTCAATGCTTCCGACACGGCTTCGGTTTTTCCTCTGCAGATGTTTAAAATTCCTAAACGGAATAATTTGTTTATGTAAAAAATACGGTCTACGATTGAAGGGTTATGCGTTCCCATTCTAAGCTCGATTCCCTGCGACAAGATTTCTGATTTGTAACCGTTCAATATTTCTTTTCCACTAGCGTCTGGAAACCATAAGATTTTATTTTTTGGAAATGTCGCCCTCATTATTGCAGGTGCAGAACCGATGTCGGTAAAACTCCAAGCGTGGACGATGAACAATTTTTTTTCTCGTTTTACAACTGCCACGGCTTTGGAGAATCCGCTGTTCAAATCTTGACCGACAAAAATTATGTCTTTTTCAGAAATCTCAAACGCTCCACACAAATTAACTTCTTCGTCATAATCGGGATAAACTCTTCCTGCACGGAGATTCACAAAGCGACCTTCCAAATATGCGAGGCGTTCATTGTCGTCATAAATCGCATAAAGTGATTTTACATAGGAAGGCGAGAGGGTTGTGTTATCTTTGGTAAGACCACGAACCATTACATATTTTTGATTTGATTTTTTCAAAGTCTGCACGACATTATAAAGTCCACGATAACCTTGAACTGTCGTGAAATACATAATATAAGGAATCCTGCCGTTTGGAAGCATTAAACGAGTTCGTTCACGAATTGCTTTATTTGCGTCTAAAACTTTTGATTGTGAAAGTTCGTCAATCTCATCACAAAGAAAAATATGCAGGTTGTAAGCGTAAATATTAGAAGGCTGTTCAATCGCAATAAAAAAGAATTTTACTGTTCCAATGGTGAGAATATTGTCTTTTGAATTATAACTGTATGCAGAATGTGACCGTTTCAAAATTGCTTCTAGGTCTTTATAAATAGTTTTCTGTGCAAGTGTAATTGTGATTGAGCCGATTCCGACAGAAATGTCTTGTCCGTTATACCTGCGTACAATATCCAAAATACACAAAACTATCGAGAATGATTTTCCGCAACCGTAACCACCAGCAAGAATGAACCAATCGTAATCGGGAAATTTCTCTGGAGCAACAACAATCGCCCTTTGATGAAAAAATGGTGTTATTTGATTTTCATTACTAAGTTTCTTTTTCTTCATTTTCATTGTGTATTTCAATATTTTTTGCGTTTAATAAATCGTCTTTTGAAAGTCCCTCAAAGTTTATGTTCAAAGGATTCTTGCTTTCTGTATTTACTGTAATTTCATTACCGAACATTTCTCTTGCAAGTCGTTCCAAAACCCATTTGGAAGTTTTAACATCTTTTCTTTCAAGTGCAAGTTTTATATTTCCTATTGCCAAATCCCTTAATGGAATTGATGAATCCTTAAATGCTGTTTTAGTTTCCTCTCCAAATTTCTCAATATAGCGTTTTGCCGTTCTTGGACTGCATTTTCCATTTTCGCTGAAATTTTTAGCAAGATATTCAGCAACGGATTTATAAGTGTACTCACAATTTTCAATCGCTTCTAAAATCTGCTTTTTCGTAAAGCCTTTCATTTTTTTACTCCCCCTGACAAAATGCCAAAATCAAGCAATTTTCTTTCCTTGTTTGATTAAGTTGAATAGTTCCGAAAGTGTAGGTGCGTTATCATTTGTTTGATTTGAATTGATTTTTTCGGTTAATTGTGCTATTTTTTTATTAAGTGAATTTATTTCAGATGATTCCGCTGTGGTTTTCACAGTTTGGTAATTCTGATAAGTTCCTAATGCACCTTGAAGAGCAGAATTTAGGACAGCTGCCCGAGCAACGACTAAACAGTCGCTCGTTATGTTGGATTGTCCTCCAACCAAGGTGCTTTCTATTTTTCCTTTTTCTTCTTGCTTCTTCATTTTTTTCAGACTTTTTAAACTTATTCTTCTCCAATCAACAACTTCTGCATATTTTTTATTTTTATCAATATCAATTGTTGCAACATCGTAATAATCTCCATTTTTAACAACAGAGTAATAATTTGGTCGTTTTAATGGCTGACAATAAAGAACTTGGTCATTTCCATATAAAGCATTATCAAGAATTTCTTTATCAATATTTTTAAACTCTTCGTGTCCTTTAATATTGCGTTCTATGGTATGCTTTTTTAATAGAATTTGTTTATCAATACCTACTTTATTTTTCCACTCATTACTTGAAATTGCAGGAAGTTTGAAACTTTGATTAGGATTGTAAAAATCTTCATCTTTTATTTCTGATACGGATTGTATTTCTATGATTTTTGAACCTAAACTATCCGTTTCATCTTCATTCGGTTTTCTCCATTCTCCTTCATCGACTTTTTCAAGTCCTGTTTTTTCTGAAATGTCGCCAATCTCATATTTTTCGCCATCACAAACGAAGCCATTTCTTTTGAGAGAATAAAACATTTGTCTAATTGTCATTTCTTTCATTTGCCCATTCGATTCCATAGCGTTTTATGATTGTCTTAAAGTCTTCAACATCGTGAGGAATTATTTTATAAACTTCACCGTCCTCTGCATAATCAACGCCAATATGCAACAGTTCGTGGAATAAAAGGATTTTTATTTGTTCCTCGCTCATTCCTATATTGTTGTTGAAAAATAATGTAATCGTGAAATCTTCGGGAATTGCCCACTTGTATTTTGCAGGAATCTTCTCACATTCACCGTGGACTGTTCCGTTTCCTTTTTTCTTACATTGGTCGCTCTGCAGGTATGCAATTTTAACATTTGATTGTTTTATATAATCAAGTTCGCTTTCGTTTTCTATTAAAGATTCTGCGAGGATTCTATAGTTTTCGTTTTTTTCTCTTAGTTCCATTTTTTGCTCCTATAACTATTTTTTTAATCTATAACCAATCCTTCTATATTCATCATAAACAGGTCGCCATATAATTTCACATTGTTTTTTTTCTGCAGGAAGCAATTTTTCCATTAGGTCTAATTGTTGTTGAAGTTTTTGATTGTAAGGACAACCTTTGCAACCTGTTCTTTCAAAACTGAAAGGCGGATAATAAAGTTTGCATAATTCTATTTTATATTTAGTTATAAACTCTGTTAAAAAATTATCATCAACTACTAAAAGAGGGTGAAATTTTTTTAATGAATTTCCTTCAAATGCTATACATTTAATATTTCTTCGATTTTCACCTTCTTCGGCTCTCATTCCTGTTAAAACTATTTTTCTATTGTTTTCTTTTTCCCATTTTTTAGCAGGGTCTTTCTTTAACTTATAACAGCATTTTTTACTTATTTTTAAATTAAAATTTTCAGTAAACTGATAACGCAATTTATCGAGGCATTGCCACCTTTTATTATATTTTTTTCCTGCAATCTCTAAACCTAAATACTTTTTTATATAGTCAGTTAATCCGCTGTTTTGATAAATCAAAACTCTGTCTGAATGTTCCTTCGATTTGAAAGGATAACCGTAAGTTTCAAGTGTTTCTCTAACATTTTTTGCAGGTGCAACAATTACGATTCTGTCATCTTTTTTTTGTTCCTGTTTTACAAAATCAACAATATCTTTATATTCAATTCCTGTATTTATAAAAACTCTAGGAATTTTATTATTTGGAAGTGCTAAATCAACTAATGCAGAAAGAACAGTTGAATCTTTACCACCCGAAAAAGAAATATAAGCATTGTTTTCAAGGTTGTATTGTTCATTGATAGATTTTATTTTTGCAATACGGTCGCTAAGCATAAATTCAAACTCTGTCATAAGTTACCTCATAACTATAGTTCTTTTTCTGCAGGG